TCTTCTCTAGCTTTTTTAGCTGCGTTTTCTGGAGATAAACCCATGTCTAAATATTTCTCGAACAGATTCTCTAAAATCTTGTCGTTTTCCATGTTAGAAGCCATCATACCGCTAATACCTCCCATGTCATAACCTATTCTACCTCCGTCTTTAACTTCCGGCATTTTATCTATCATTTTTTTTCTTTGCTTGTATTTTTCAAAATCTTTAAGAATTTGATCTCGCATAGCGCCCATGTCTCTTTGTTTCATATCATCTAAAAATTTTTCAAATTCTTTTTGCTCCATTGATGTTCCTTCTGAAAGACCTCCCATGTCATAACCTATTCTACCGCCATCAGCTGCAGCAGCCGACTCAGTAATTAAGAAAGGATATTTATTTTTTAATGATCCTACATTGTTGTTTGCATAAGCATCTTGTACTTCTTTTCTAATACCTGCTATATCTAAACCTGTTCTATCAGATATTCTTTTTGATAGTGAGTCTGCTTCTTCTTCTTGTTTAGGTGTTAATAATCCTGCTGCTAAAGTTGCTGCACCAATACCTGTTGCTATTTTACCAGCTGTTCCCATAGTAAAAGCTTTGTCAGCAAGACCTGTTGCACCAAAACTACTTAATACATTTGGTAAAATATTACCGAAACCAAAACCTGTTCCTGCTGCGTTTCCATATTTCATAGTAGGTAAAAATTTAGCAAAAGGACCCATACTACCTCCCCCTAAATAATAACCTGTTCCTGCTATCAACGCTGCTTTACCTATATCTGATTTAGCAACTTTTTTAACAGCGCCTGTAACTTTTTTAACTATGCTACCTAAACCATATGCTTGTCTTACTTCACCACCATCAGCTAATCTGTATGCTTCAGGTAATGTAAATCTTTGTACAAACTCATTGTAATCACTTTTTTCAGGTTCAATATCTGTAGGCAGTTTTGGTACTAAAGGAATTATAGGAACTGTATTCTCTCCACTAGGTGTTTTTGTAGGTCCCTTTGCTCCAAAAGCTTTTTCAAATTGTGATTGAGATAGACTTCCTGTTTGTTGAAACGTGTCCAACGCATTTTGTATATTTTGTGATCTAGTTAGATCGCTACCTTTCATACCGTATTGATCAAGACCAACAACGTCTTCCGGTTTTTGACCCGAACCTAAAAAATCTTTGTTGTATACATCTACAGCCGGTCCTCTAAATAGATTCATACTACCAAAAAGAGATGTGTTTCCATACATAATATCTAATTGTTTTTTTAATTGATTAGCTCTAAAATTATCTAGTCCACTAGGTGTTTTTGGTGTTCCTATTGCTTCAGCAGTATCACGAAACTCTTGCCTTGTTCCTCCTGGCTCACCACCAAAATCTACATCACTTGTGCTATATGTGTCTTGACCAAAATCAGATTCTTTACCACCTTCACCCATATCAGGTCCATAGAAGCCAGGTCTTTGACCATCCATTCTTGGTAAAACTCTTTGTAGAGTTGTATTGCCAGGTGATTCAAACGATACTCCACCTGCCGCTAATAATTGTCTTGCTATTTGTGATCTAGTTATTGCCATTTTTTCACACTACTTTGTTTTTCCAAGTAAATCAAGCGAAGGCATAATTACTTTAATATCCCTTCTAATCTCTGCTTCTGGAATACCTTTTGCTTTCCAGTCTTCTTCTGATTTGTATATTTCACCTGTTTTTAAGTTTGATATCGTTGTTATAACCTTTTCGGGCTGTATTGTTTGCATTATGTTGTTACCTCTCTTGGCTGTATTTCTAATATTGAAGCTACGACGTGCAGCTCATTCGCGTCAGAAGCTTGAACTTTTAATATCTCACTTTCCTCCAAAACAAGAGGTTGAGTTAACAACTCTGTTGTTGCATTGGAAGCTATAGCTTTAGTCTTAAATAAACTAAATATAGCACTAGATGAGTTAACCAATGTAACTGTTATGTTAGCTCCTGATCCTGCATCTTCAGATACTAAAATAGATTTTATCACAGCTGTCTTTGCTGTAGGTACTGTGTACAACGTTGTTAGATCCGTTGTTGTTAAGTCTGCTTTTGCGTTTATAAAACTATTAGCCATTAATTTAAAAAGAAGTTAAATGCTTCTACTTCATCCTTTAAGTCTTGTTGATATGTTGTATTTAATTTCTGTATTACAGCGTCAAGATCCCTAACCTGTGCATCAGCTATATTCTGTTGATACTCTTTACTAGGTCTTGTTAATATTTGTGCTATCTTTGCCATTATCTTCTACCATCCGCTTGTATATCTAATCTAAATGTTCCAAGTTTCCAATCTTGATTAGTGCTTGTATTCTCTACCTTAAGAGCAATCGCTCTAGCTCTTGCTCGTGTATCTACCTTTTGTGTAGATGATGTAACTGTAAACGGTCCAAGAGAAGAACTTGAAGCTGTATCGTTGGAGTAATTACGTAAGTTTAGTGTAACTCTTGTATCTCCAGTTTGTGATACAAAGTCTGGTATAAATCTTCTTATCTTCATTAGACTTTCACCATCACCTCTAAGATCTGCTATATTGGTTTGTGCTCCTCTTACAATTCTTTGAGTAATATCAAAATCTCCAGATATAATGTTTGCAGCAATGGCTGTTGTAACTCCTGCTTTAATTTGATCAGTTCCTGTTTCGTGTTGATAGTATGTTGAAACACCATCTGTATTACCTTGTACATAAGTCGCTGACGTAGCTCCTTCAACACCATCTGCATCATATTCTAATGCATGTGGATTGCCAAATACAGCTGAGTCTGCCCATGCTGTTCTAGCTAAAGTTCCAACTGTCCATATCGGTCTTTGTGGTGATGAGTCTTGATAGTTATAACTAACCATTCTATTTACAACGGATGAACTAGATGTTGGATAGAACCACATAATTTCACCAAACAAGTTATTTAATCCTGCGTTAATCATTTGGTTACCAGAATCTAAATTAATATCATCGTAAACATAATCTTCTACTAAGCATGTAAGTGATTCGAGTGCACCAGAGTATCTAAAGAAACCATTTTCAGATAACCAGTATGCTGCACCATCTACTTCAACAACTGCATTCTTACCAGCTAATCCACAGTTAGTTCCTGCTTGTACGAAAGCAAATGTAAAAGGTTGACCAACAAAACGCATTAAGAATAATGCTGTGTCTGTGTAAACATAGATTGCATCTCTACCTCTAATAGCTCCCATGATCCGTGATCCGTCGGCCAGTCTCTGTGTACCAGCATCATTGGTTGCTGTAGGTGTATACGTGTTTATATCCTCAACTGCAGAGAATCTAATAAACATATTGTCTTGTGTAGACTTTGTACCAATCGTGGTTTCTGTACCATAAAACACTAAGTGTCTGTCCGGTGTAGATACAAGCATGTGTCTTGATGCAGTTGGTGCACCAGATATAATCGTAGCTCTTGTAGAGGTTGCATCAGTTGCTGCTGAGTTCCATTCAAATACTTCACCATCTGTAATTAAACAAATAGCTTTGTCACCAAAATTATCAAGTGACCACATACCAGGATCAACAATTAAGTCACCTGACGCTGCTTCACCCCATGCTACAAAGTTCGAAGAACTTGTTACTGTGTCTCCTCCAGAGTGTGATGCTGCTGTTGTGTTTCTAACTGCTCTTGTTACACCAGATAAACTATTACCTGATATAGCTGTGTATGAAATTTCTTCTGTTCCTATTTGTAAAAAGTTTGTACCTGAAGATGGAAACTGTGATGCATCTGTTAATGTAATACTTGTTGTGGAATCATTAATACCAGAAGCAAGTGTAGTTGATGTTGCTCCAACTTCTACACCACTCCAAGATCCTAGACCGTAACCAAAACCTTGTGCCTGTACATCGGGACCTATGTGATAGTAATGTTGAACTCTTATACCACCTGATTCTGTTGCACCAGATCCAGACTCATTTGATGGCATTGTAATTGTAAGTGTGTTTGAAGATGGTACTGTTGTAACCATAAATCTTATGTCATCAAAGTTTGCTGCTGCGTAATCTGAATTTGTAATAGCTGTAAAATTATCTAATAAAATTATATCACCAGCTTCTATACCATGATCACCAGAAAAATTTATTGTAACAATAGCTGATCCGTTGGTCGTGCTGAATGCATTCGTAAGTGTTGTTGTAGTTTTGATAGGATGAATGTCATAGAACACACCACCTGAATAAGCGTATAAAACTCTGTTAGTTCCTATAATAGAATATTTTTGACCAGCACTATTTGTGAACTGATGTAAACCTCTAGCAGCTCCAGTTACATTATCAGCCCCTAGTTGTTTCCAACCACCTATCTTCTCTGGTGTTTGATATCTAAATCTAACATTATCACAATCTATCCACTGACTTTCCGCACCGGTAGAAGTGACTTGTTTGTTTATCCCAGGTAAAAACCCAATCTTTTGTAGCATAGATCTCCAGATTATATTAGATTGCGTTGATGTTCAACGTTATTTGACTATTCCTAGCATAGGTCTTTTATCATACAAATTGGACTTTGCAAACCTTCCATCTGCGTGATTATAATGTAAGAATACTTGACCACATAATTGCCCTTGAAAAGGCTCTCTCCAGTGCTCTAACTCACAGCCAGAATAGATAAGCATATCAC